TTGAATGAAAAGAGCATGTCGGATAAGATTGACAAGAAAGACTTCGAAAACTTTAAGAAAGAAGTATGCGAACAACTTGTAAGAATCAAAGGCGCGATGGATAAAACCCCGTCCGGTGAATTTCGTTTGAAATCGATAGACGAGCAGATCCGGGACCAGGTGAAAGAATTTATAACAAAGGATCAGAGCGGAAGAGAAATCGTGGATCTGAAGTCTGCTTGTAAATCTTCGCCTGGTTATAAAAAGCAGTTTAACCTTGTCGTAAAGGCGAATACGCCTATCACATCTACCGTAACGGGCGCATCTGGCGTAACTCTTAGTCCGGGAGTCGTGTTCGATTCTGGTATCTCAACGCCTCCTATGGCCGAAAGCGAAATCAGACAATTTGCCAATGTCGCCACTATCAATGCCCGGACATTGGTATATACTGAGCTTAAGGATTCTACAGGGGATGCCGAGTGGGTTCCCGAAGGCGGTTTGAAGCCTTCAATGACGGCTACTATTCAAGAAGTGATTGTGAACGCTGGAAAGGTTGCGCTTACGGCTACTTTGACAGAAGAGACACTGACCGATCTACCGCAGCTTGTTGCGGAAGTCCAGTCTGAGATCATACAGAAAATAGGCATTGCGGAAGAAGAAGGTATTCTTTATGGCAAAGGTTCAGATGGAGAGATTAAAGGTGTATTTACTGACATCCCTGAATATTCTTTGACAAGCGTGAAGGTTGATAAGCCTAATAATTTTGATGCTATTATTGCAGCTTACACACAAGTTGTTTCGGTATCAAAGATGAACTATGTCCCTAATCTGGTTCGCGTTAATCCGATCGACCTCGCTAACATGAAGTTGACAAAGGATGCAAATGGACAGTACTTGTTCCCTCCTTTCACATTGCAAGACGGCACATTGATTTCTGGTGTACAAATCCGTCCTTCAACGTCTATTACGGAGGGGGAATTCGTGTTGGGGGACTTCCGTTATCTAAATATCAGAGACTATGTCGGGATGTCCATTACCTTCGGCTGGGTAAATGATGACTTTCAGAGGAATCAAGTAACGATGATTGGTGAAAAGCGGCTGATGGCTTATATTAAGTCAAACTACAAGACGGCCTTTATCAAAGGAAGCTATGCGACAATTAAGGAAGCTATTGATTCTAATAAAGCAAGTGTATAAATATTTTGAGATATGAAAAGAAGCAGGCAAAACAAAAATGAGGGAAGGGGCTACAAGTTTGACCCTTCCGAAGTGTATGAGGTTACTTACACAAAGGCCAATCATCATAATGTAGGTGACAAGGACCTTGTGTCTCTTCCGTTAGCCATTATGTTTATCAATGATGGCAAAATTGTTTCCACTCCCGAAATAGATTCAGCAATCGAGAAATACGGGATGGGTGATTTGATCAAGTCAAACCGTAAGAAGTAAATGCCATGTTATTAGATAACTCGTTTTTCACAGGCGAACTCCATATAGAAGGAGTAATTTCGTATACTGGCGTGCCATCAAAAACTAATGAGGCTGCCAATTATGAACTCAAATCCTTGATATCTCAGTACGAACTTGATTTTTATCGTAAAATATTGGGTTATGATAATGCCAAGAAGTTTGTTGAGTATATCGAAAGCGGGGAAGGCGAGGAAAAATGGGATAATCTAAAAAACATGTTGGTCGAACAGGTAGGTGATCGGAAGGTATCTCCGATTGCCTACTATGTATTCTTCTTCTATCTGAGAAAGAATCAAACACAGGCAACGCCTATCGGTAATGTCGAGGAAAGCTCTTCCAATAAAGTTTCGCCGTGTAATATCAAAATGATAAACGCATGGAATCAGATGGCTTATATGAATAGGTATATATCTGATTATCTATATGATCACAGAGATGATTATAGCGGATATTTTTTTGATGAGCATTTGCTGGAATTTATGAATAAAATGGGAATATGATTAATATCGTAGATATATTCAAGGATATTAGCCGTAATACTTCTGTAAGTGTTGGGATGGAAATAAATTTCCTATTTGGGGAATGGGCACAAATAGCAAGGGAAATGGAGATATTAAGCAAATCCCCTATTACAGAATCGGGCAAATGGCCACTTCTTGCTCTTTTTACCCCATTTGAAGAAGATAAGGGCGATTCCGATCTATATTGTAAAGCGAATATTGACCTAATGATAGCAACTCGCACGTTATCTGATTATACCAACAATCAGAGGCTTGCTATCTCTTATAAAGAAATTCTACATCCGGTTTACGAACATTTTATTTCAGAATTAGCCAAAGACAAAAGATTTGATTTTGGCTCTAAAAATGTCATACCACACCGGTATGTGGATAATATGAGGTATGGAAGCCGAGGGGTTTATGGTTCTGACGGGAAGAAACCTTTTGCCGATTTGTTTGACGGGATAGATATATTGGATTTGGAGATAAAAGTAAAGAAACCTAATTGTAGATAAGGAATGAAAAAATATAGAGATTGCGGAAGCGAAACATTTAATACCGGATCGAGCAAATGCCCGTTCGTGCCGGATTATGTGAAGGTTATCGTATTGACTCCTGAAGATATGGTGATCAATGACGATGAATTTGAAACGAGAATAGAGGAAATGATCCATGCGGACAGACCTGGCCGCATTTACCCCATAGGCCAAGTAGCCGAATATGCTCCGAGCGGCGGGGAGGCGCAAACTTCACAACAGGGGTATGGGCCCTCCCAGATCACCTCCTATTCCGAGCTTATAGAGGTTTGGACAATGGAAAATTTTGACGAAGGTCTGCTTGCCAACCTGATGAAGTTGAAAAACCAGCGGATGCGTGCCTTGTTTATCGACAAGAATAATGTCGTATATGGCCAGTCAGATACGGATGCCACCATAAAAGGATATTTGATTTCTTCTATCTATCCTTCCTCCGTACAGAGATATAAAACAAGCGGAGACAATGCTTCTATGGCTGTCAGCTTGGTTTATGATGATGTCGAAAAGGCTTGGCTTGAAACAAAATCTTTGCAGGCGGATGTAGACTTGGTTGAAAAAGCCAAAGGTCTTGTATGGGTGGATGTTGAAAAGACGGAATCCAGCGGAACATCCTACAGAGTGGTAGAGCATTATGGGAAGTATAACTTGACAACCGTGTATGGCTCGTTGTTGGCCAAATCCGATGTGTGGAACAATGCTTCTGCGGTGGAATACGTGAATGGTGTTTTGAATATTACATCTACCGGAACACCATCCCTGAAATCTCCATCTGCTTTGTTTGAGGCAGGCGTAAAGGGCATTGAGCAATGGACGTGATTATGAACGGGGTCTCTTTTAATCGAGATGTATGTGCTAAAATGACAAGAAGGCAATTTTTGGAAGCCCACGAAAATGCTTACTTTTTAGACCATAATATTGAGGATAGAAGAAAGATCCTAACAGATGTTTATAGTATCATAAAAGGTAAATCTGTTACAAACGAGGGGCTTTAACGAGCCCCTTTTGTTTTATTATGGGAACAATAGCGGGAGTTTCAAATGCCGTAAGGATGTTAAAGGATAATTTCATGCCAGAGGTTACAAATAGCCTTCGTGAAAGCGAGGATCTGATTCATGATTTGATTACCGACCAGCTAATGGCCGGGCTTGATGAAAACAGGAAGCAGATAAGGCCTACGTATCTTCAGGATCCTTACTTTCGGGAAATAACGAAGACGGCTAAAGCGGCAAGGAATAAGGCGGTATGGTGGAGGGACATGAAGGAGCGTGTCACGCCTCCTGAAACATCGCATATCCTGAAGTTCCCCCCTCGTAACAGGAATACCCCTAACCTCATAATAACAGGTGAATACCATAGAAGCATCACTCCTGTTGTCGTTGATGGAAGAGATGGTGGAAAGATCATAACCCGCTCAATCGGTTTCTATGCCGGCGATGATGCGCTTGAAGAAAAGTATGGCCCGGAACATTTGGGGCTCACGCCAAAGGCAAAAAAGTATTTGTTGGATAATCGCATAATGCCGGCTATCGAAAACCTGCTAAAAAAATATGGATTCGAATGAATGCGAAAGCACCTTGCAACTGTTCGTCTCAAAACAAGGCTATGGCCAATAGGGATAATATGAGGAGATTGGCGAGTAAAGCCGCCAGAATGGAGCAGCGTATCTATGTTATTATTCGCAAGCATGACGATACGTACACTTTCGAACCAATTGATGCAATTGGAACTAAAGGAGATATAATAGAGTATGTACATTATTTATAGTGTAATTTTGTTAGTTAATATGATTTTTCTATATTTGTAAAACATAGAAAAAGACATAGAGCCTAAGAGCCATACCCGGCAAGAGTCATATCCTGCGGGGTATGGCTCTTTTTGTTTAATTTTTAATGAAAAGAGATGAAGACAAATCAGGAGATGGTACGCTACATTGATAATTTTTCAGTGATTCAACGAACAAGTGATGGGTATTTTGACGCCAATGGGCTTTTAAATCAATGGAACTCTGTTGAAGGAAACCCTGAAAGAAGTATGAAGAGATTTTTGGATAGCCCAAAGACAAATGAATTTATTGAGGCATTGATCAACGATGAAAGCCAAAGGTCAAAAATGCAGTTTCCAGATATTCAGGCTGTTAAATCTATAAAATCGAGAACTCTTAAAGACGGTTCTAAAACTATTGGACAGGTATGGATGCATCCCCTCCTTTTTATCAAGTTTGCCATGTGGATCAATCCAACATTTGAGGTGAAAGTACTACGTTTCGTTTATGACGAGATGATCCGATACCGTAATGACGCAGGAGATGCCTATAAAGAGCTTTCATCCGCAGTTATGAAAATCGTTCCGAGTCACTTCATGCCTAAAGCGATGCAAAAAATTGGCGAGGCATTGAACTGGATCAT